TTTGTGAATACTTCCTCCCAGTTATCAATTGGTGTTAAGTTAACAACATAAGGCTCTTGTTCTGATGGTTTGACTTTACTTTCCCAGACAGATAAGTAAGTACATCTGCAGTGTGGATGAAATGGTGGATAAGCACCGCCTTTAATCAAATCCTTAATGTTATGAATTATTTCTTCACCATGATTTTCAAAGATAAGTTTATCATCTTTGTTAAACTCATAAGCATATCTTAAACATAATGCACAGACATTATTATCCTCAGCAGTTAATAATTTAACCTGAGTATAACCTTCATTAACATAAGATTGTAAAATACCTGTATTTTGAATACGACTTATCTCTGTGCGTGCAATCATAGTAGCACGTTGATAAGGAGTGAAAGTACTTCCAGGTAATTGGGTTAAACCTAACTTATATATTTTAGGTGCTAAGCTTAAAGGATTTTCACCTTGAATAGCTGCTTGAGTCAATCTATTCTTAATGGCTCCTCTTAAATCATCATCTAATTTTTGGATTAAACCATAATTATAATTACGTGCAAAAGCAAAAGCTAAACGGTCAGTGTCAGTGTAGCGTAAATGTTCAGCTATGTTACTGTATCCTTTAGCTTTACCATAATCATAGATTTCCTGTAATAATCCATCTATGGTTTCATATTTGCCGGATAATATATTATCCCATTCATCATCTAATGATTGCCATATTTCTTGTTGGTAATATGCTTCGTTGAAGAAGAATTCTTTAGCTTCAGCTGAATCAATCCAGTTTACACTGGCTTCTAATGTATCATTTATTTGTTGTGAGAGTAAACGGTAATATTTCATTAATTGGATATTATCTTTTAGACTTTTTTCAGTGAACTCTTCCTCAAGTTCTAAGTCTTCAATTAATAATTGATTGGTTAATATCCTTTCTTCAGATGAAATCATAAATCATACTCCTTACCTAAACGCTCCATCAGTAAAGCTTTCTTCAAAGCTTTAGCTTCAGTATCAACATGTGGATTAATTAATGTAGCATCATCAACATTATCAACAGTTGTGGCTAAAGCAAACTGGCTGTAATTCATTGGTACATTTCCCCAATCAACTGGGTTTAATCCATAACTGGACCTTACTTCGTTAATATAAGTTGAACCGTTTCTTAATTGTGTGTCTTCTATTTGTGCACGGTTTAATTTGTTCTCAGTATCTTCACGGTTAAATTCAAATACTTCACTGAAACCAGACCTGCCAAGACTTTTGTTGAATTGGTCTTCAATCACACTTGCAGTACCATTCAATACTTTTTGGAAGTCCTTGTTTTGTGATTCACCAGTACCACTACCAAGACTAGCTGTTTCGATGATGTCTACTTTTGCAGGTGGAACACCAAAGTTAACTAGGATAACATCCCTACTATATTTCATCAAGTCCAGGAACTCCATGTCCCTGTTACTATTAGATGTTCTGAGATAGTTAGCAGCTTGTAAGATTAAAGTACCTTTTTTATTTTTCTCTTCTTTTAATCTTTTACGGTTAGCTTCAACTGCTACCTGACCTAAATCTTTATCAAAAGTGATTATTCCCCGTGGGTCTAAACCACTATTTTTGAAGATATCTTTGTTATGGTCTTTACCTAATATTTCGAGAGTAATATCTGCAGATATAGAATCAATCAGACTAGTACCCCACCTACTACCTTTTAACTCAATTTTAGGTTCATAGATATGGATTAACTGTTCAGGTTCATATCTGATTTTAGTATTACGTATACCCCATTGACTGGTCTCTTCATCCCATCCAATTAATTCTGTTGGTATGAATTTAAACCCATTAGGTACACGGTCAAATATATGATCATGATTCACTTCTATGAAAGCATCACCAGTAACTTTCCATGATGGTAATATTTGTTTGATAAGGCTACTGAATGTGGCTTCATCATATAATCCACCAGGATGTTTGAATAAATTATTCAAGTAGTTTACTCTGCCGAAATCAACATGATCTGTGTATGGATTGTTAATATTGAATCCATTGTTTAATAGTTCATCACAGTAAACACCACAACATCTACGAACCCAAACATTGTAGTGGAATGCATCATAGTATGTTTGGAGTAAGTTGATTGATTTGTCATGATTTGGTAATGCCCATTTGTATTCACGATAGAATTGTTCGGCCGGACTTGTGTATTCTGGTTTTCTTAGTGATGGTATTCTAAGTGCAAATGAGTTTATAGTTGATTTTATTGTGTTTACTATGTTCATAAATATCCTTTACCATCTATTTTATTATTTTTTTTTATAAGTCTATAATCTCGAAAACAACATCACCAATGTAATTTTCTTTTAAATAATTAAATCCATGAGCAGAAGCATCCACAATATCATCATGCTGACCATTAGGAAATGCTTTAAACTCATTTATGAATATTTGTCTTAATTTATCATCAACAATATCAACATAAACATATCCATCATAAATATAATTCTTTAATGGGGTGGCCCTGTCGGCTTTACTGTTATTTGGAACAGCTTTACCTCGTTCCACGAAGTAACCTATTAACTGTTCTTCCCATTCGTCAAACAATATGTTACCTGCAGCAGCAACACCTGTTTCAATAATATTGATATTGTCATGTCCATCAAATTGGACTTGATCTTTAACGGTATTCTTTGTATTCTTACCAAATTGACCATAAAGGTAATCAGTGATTAGAATACTTTTACCATCATCCAATAAATATATAGGTACACCGGCGGTGTAATCGTTTTGACCAGGGTCACTTGAAGCTATATCATAACCTCTGACCTGTTGTAGAGGTTTCATGTCTGGCCTGTACCAATGTATTTTACCCATATCAAAGAAATCAGATGTGTCATCAATAGGTTTCTGTTGATAAATTGATTGAAATATTCTTTCCCCAATAGATTCTCTTTTCTTTTCTAATTTTTCTATTGAGTATCTTTCCGGCCATAAAGGAGTTCCATCATCTTTTATGGCTGGAAATTCTATGAAGTAATAATCTTCTGCACGTTCTCTTTTAAATACTCCTTGTAGGTCCCCACTTGACCAGCGAGTATGGAGTAAAACAAGCTTCGTTTGGGGTTCGATACGTTGTTCTATGATTGTATCAAACCAATCTACTTTTTTCTGCAATAATGTCGGCGTGACATCTGAAAATCCGGCGTAAACATCGTCCAGAATTATGTAGTCAGCATCCTGGCCTGTGATTGAGCCTCCAGCACCAACAAGTCTTATACTTCCCTGGTATAATTTACCGTCACGGTCACAGAACATTAAATGGTCTTTTGCATGTTTAATGTCTGATAAGTAAACATTGAAGTATTCACCATAACGGGCAACTGCTTCTTTTAATTGTATACCAAACTTTTCAGATAAAGTAGCTGAATTATTCACAATTAAAATATTCAAATCAGGGTCTTGGAATATTAACCATAACGGGAATGCCAATGTAACCATACTTGACTTTGAATGTCTTGGTGGCATAGCAACACATAAACGCTCAATATCACCAAGATAAACCATAGTCAATAATTCAGACAATTCGTTAATATGATCTGCATCAACAATATCTTTATATCGTGATGCAACAAATGTCATGTAAAACTCATATAAGTCATCTAATATTTCTTCCCATTCATCAATGGTCAGATTTGGATTTAGATTTCCTAAGCTTTCGTTTGGCATTTAATCTCTCACGAATCCTATTCGTATCAAATAATTGACCTAAATCATTCATATTATTTTCAACATTAACTTCAACATTAGTGTCATTATTCTTGAAATAATCATTATATAATTTATTAGCATCTAATGCTAAACGGGCAACATCTTTTGATGTTACATTACTATCTTCATCTTCAGCATCAAGACAAGCTTTCTCAAACTTCTCAGGAAACTTAGCTGCAACTTTAGCAACACCTTCCATATTATCTGCAATGGTTCCTGCAACAATATTTGGAATATTTTCAATAGCTTCAATTCTATCAGCTTTAGCTTGAACTTTCTGTTTGACTTCAGGAGAGTCCTCTTTTGGTTTTCTTCTTTCAGCCCTACGATTAAGTTCAGCTTCAACTTTACTTTCCATGGTGATTTTATCATTATAGTATCTTGCTATAGCAGCATGAGATATCTTTTCATTATATTCATTCTCCAACCATCTAGAAATACTTCTTGCACTTTTACCTTCACTTAATCGAAGCACTATTTCTTCAAAATGGGGGGACTTTTCTACTTTACTTTTTCGTACCAAGTTCATCACCATGAAGTAGTTGATATTTCGGATTTTTTGTAAGTACTGTAATGTTACATTGTAACGTTACACACTGTAATGTTACACTTAAAAATGAAATGTAACATCCCATGAAATAAGTTTTTAATTTTAATGCATTAATTGGAAATATATATTCACACAAATAGTTATTACAGTGAATATAGCACCTAAAATTAGCATTTGATTATTAAAACGTCTTTGGTCATCTTTCTCTTTATCTTTAATGCTATCTTTCAAGTTTTGATAATCTGTTTCAATTGTTTTTAATCGGAGTTCTAATTCAACATCTCCTTTATTTGAATCTACTTTGAAATCATTGAACCCTTGAACTAAGATATCTAATTTCTTATCCATTTCATTCATCTTAGTATTCAATTCATCAATCCTCTTTTCCTTATAATCTGCACGAGCTTCTAACTCAGCAGTTTTTCGACTAATGCCTTGAATTTGTTCTTCATGTATACAGTTATGTTCAGTAGGCATCTTCTTCACCCACTGCATCATTAGTGTTCATACTATTATATTCTGCAGCAGGATCAACTGTTTCATTTAACTTCGCTTCATAATTTTCAATTGCCATTTGTTCAGCCACATCAACACGTGTGTTTTCTGTTGATTGAACTATAATGTAACCTGCAATCCATACTATGAATGGTGCTAAGTATGCGGATTGTTCGGGGAGTATTTGTGCTAATGCATCTTTCCCTAAATATGATATTGCTCCTGCGATGAATACTATTGCATTCGCTGCTTTACTTTTATATTTATATGTTTGTGTCATTGGATGATGGTCTCCTTTTTTAATTAATATTTGATTGGTGATGTCCGGATTTGCACCGGAATGAAGAGTGTGGAAAAAAGAAATATTTTTAGGGAAAATATAAAAAACACACACTTCAATCTAAAACTAATTTAGATAAGAAATACAATTACCTTTTTTTAATGATATTAAAAATTAACACACCATTTTTTTTAGAAAACAAACCATGAAAAAACATTCAAATGAATATATTTTTTAGAAAAAAGAAAAAAATATTTTTTTTTAATTTTATTATTTTTTTTTACATCACCATTTTTATATGATTAAAATATTATATTTGTAATCTGCTTTTCTCAATCCAACATATTCTAGGCTTGCTCTTGTTACTAATCCACATTTTGTACAGTAATCAAGGCAGTGTTCTTCATCATGCCTTACTGTATCTGTTTTACATTCAGGACATTTGTTGAAGTTGATTTTTGCACGTTTTATTTTCGCCCTCTTCCTGGGCTTGTATGTGGGTTGTATGTTTTCTTCAGACATGTTACATTTTTTTTAGTACTTCTATATTACTATAGGTATTAGTCGCAACATTCTTGAAAATGAAACCGAAAAGTATTTAATAGCAACTTTCTATTATATATTTTTGAAGAGAAAAAAATGAGGTGTGAAATTATTCTAGAAAAGGAGGGATGGATGTTTTTTAAAATATCTTGTTCCTTTTTTTGAATAATATGCATAGTAGAGTGAATATCGTTTCTCTTTTTTTCCTTCAAAAAATACATATAGGGAAAATGGAAGTTTATTTTATTATTTTCTTTCATTTTTTTTATCATTGTATACCATTTTAGTATTTAAAAAAAATATGGATCTAGTTTCCGAAAAAATATTAGATAGTATTTTTTTTTACTCTCATTTGATGTTAAGTATTAAAAAAAGATAAAATGCTAAAAAATAAAAATATTTTAAACCTTCAGTATTTTATTTTTTTTCCAAGGGACAATAATATTTATTATATTTTTTTCCTTGTTTTTTTCCTTTTTCCTGGAGGATAATCCTTAACTTAAAATAAATAAAAAAAATAACAGTTAACTAATATTTGAAAAGAAAATCTATAATTACAAAAAATTGTAAAAAAAATTATCTTTAATATTCAAACCTTAATATATAGTTTCTGAAATTTTAAAATATTGTTTAAAAATAAAAGAAGAGGGAAATATAATTTGATGCTTAAATTTCGTAACCTAAAACCTATTTATCTATTTTTTCCCTCTTTTTTTATTTAAAAATAATGATATTTTATAAAAAAAAATTTAATTAATTATATTTGAGGAAAAAATAGTATTTTGCATTATTATTTTTTTTCATTTGAGAGTAAATAAAAAACTATCTTATATTATTATTTAAAAAAAAATAAAATAAAAAAAAGGTTTTATTTTTTGTTTTTAGCCACTAATTTTTTTGCAGCTTTCAGATCAGTATTATAAATATGGCCTGATGTGGAATGATAATGTATCCCACCAAAAGTAATCTGTGTATTTATTAATTCTTTATTTAATTCCTCTTTCATTTTTAATCCAATGTATGCTATAAAAAACATGTTACTGTAGAATGCTCCGTAGATATCATTGCTTCTGAACATACAATGGATTGTTAGATTATTGTTTCGTATTATACATTGCAGGAATTGTAGGCATGGTATATCTTCTCTGTCAGCATCTAGTTTAGGGTCATATGTTACTGCTACTGCACGATTACTTCCTAAAGCAATTAATAGTCTGTATTTCATTACATTAAACTGATTGATATCGAAGTGTGCTAAAATACGATTGGGATATGAATATACGAATCCTTGGTCTGACTTGTCTTCAAATGATTTTACATATTCATATAATGCATCACTTTTAATTGGACATTCCTGTATATCATATTTGCCGGATTGTATGTCTTGGAGCATCATTAGTGTTGTATGGTTTTGGTATTTTATTGGATATTTTAAGTTTAACGGGTCATCTATAAGATAATAATTTCCCAGGTATTCTTTTAGATGATGATTACTGTCTTTATATGTTTCTTTTCCTTTTTTTAATATTTTATCTACAAATTCAATGTAGCATTGGTTAATAGTCATCATTATGTATCACCTTAATAAAAGGTTTCATTTTTGTTTCGAGAATTATTTTTGTTAGTTCATGTGATTCATCAAGTTTAGCTTTGAGTTCTGCTATTTTCATATTACGAGTATTAATGGATTTTTTGAAGTCATTTATTTCTTGTTTTAATTCATTATTTTCATCTGTTAAGTAATCTATTTCTTTTTCTAATTTAGTGATTTGTTGTGCTTTTGCTTTATTTAATTTTTCAAATTTCTCTAATTTATCCATAATTTTATAGCTCCACTGTTTTTTCTAATTCATTATATAATTCATTGATTTCGTCTAACAATTTTATTTTTTCAGAGTCTCCTTTGTATTTATCGTATAATGTTTCTATTGCTGTTTCGTAACAGTTTGTGTAGGCCATGTTGGTGAATGCTCTGTTTCTCCATTTGTCACGTGATTCTAGTAGGTGATTATTTGATGTGATGTTGTGTATTTTGCCGGCGAATTTTTCATTTGCTTGTTGATCCATATCTTGGATGAATCGTGTTAATGTTTTTTCGCTTACATTATAGTAGTTTAGTTCAATTAGTAATGTTTTCATTTTTTTGTGCTCCTTATTTTTTCCAAGTATTCTTCATTGTCTGTGGCTATGTATTCTTCAAGTACTTCTGGTAGATCGTTGAATGGTATTCGGTATTTTTGGCAGATGTTTTGTAAGTGTTGTATTGTTGTGTTTTCTTTTGATTCGAATTTTTCGAATATTTTTTTATCTGG